TTCCAAACTGCCTCTAGCTCTTCGTCATCGTTCAGAAGAGGAGCAATCTTATCAAACTCTGACTTATCGTAGTTACGATAACCCTCGACCTGACGGATCTTTAACTTGAAGTTAGCACCAGCCCAAAGATCAAAAGGATTAATTGCCTCTTCATCAGCAAACTGTGGCTCCATAGCTTCCTTTAGCTTATCAAAGATCTTCTTGCCGTACTTGTAAAGGAAAACCTTACCCTCGTTAGCAGGATTGCCTGAATCAGTAACAACATAGATATTGCTTACGAAATGAAGGCGACGCTTCTGCTTACGAGCAATTTCCTTGTTGGCTTCAATACCTGAGTTCCAAAGCTTAGAATTATACTCTGAAACTGGGTCGTTCTTACCGAGAGTTGTTAGCGAGTTCTCGATATACCATCCGCCTGGACCCTGGAAACCATGATCAAAGATACGAACGAATGGAACGTCTTCGCCAGCTGGTGGGGGAAGGAAACGAATAACAGCATAACCGTTACCAGCCTTATCGACTGTTGGCGTCCAAAAACGATCATCAGAGCCCTTGCTTTCGCCGCCTGAAATCTTTGTTAGTTCTGCTGTAAGTGTTTCGAGGGACTTCTTACCTGAAGAAGCTTTAAGTGACTTGAAATCTACCATGTGTATTTCTCCGTATGACAATGTATTACAATGTATGATGGGCATTTGTATCACCCAACATTATTTAGTATACCCCAAATCATCCATAACGTCAAGCATGACTTTTTTAATCTTCATTTTATCAAATTTGATGAATGGAGTATATTTTACGACCCTAATCCTAAGATCTTCCCAGATAGGATCGTATTCCAACTTAGAGTCCCACTCTTTAAGCGCACCAGTCATAGATACAAATATACAAAGGGACTCTAAACTAATTTCTCCTGCTAGATACGTTCGCATGGCTGCAGGATGTTGATGCCCTTTTGGAGCATCTAAAATTTTCTTGAAATCTGTTTTGAAATTATATGTGAGGGATTGGTTTCGTTTCTTCCAGTTTTGGAAGATTACATTAGCATTTTCTGAATATGCGAGATCACGAATCCAAAGCTTCGGATTGTTACTAAGGTTAGCAACAAGATACTCGTGATAGTCCGGATTTTTCGCAAGCTTCTCAAAGAACACCTTATCCTTGCGTTTCTCAAAGGAAGAAAAAGTTAGACCTGTTTTACCGTTATATTTGATATAGTCGTAGTCAGTTTTGGTGAAATGGTTTTTTAAGGCGACATAATCTTTATACGCTTCGAAGGCTGACATTTTAATTCGGGCTCACCATCTTTTAGATAATTCAAAAATTTGAAGTATAGACCTCTCTCACGACCATACGCTTCAATTTCCCAGGGACATTCCCAATAATCCATTTCCTCATAAAGATATCTCTCGCCTTGCCATTTGACCATTCTGACTGGATGATGAATGTCTTTCATCTCTCCTTTGGCGTATTGCTTTAGATGCACCATCTCATGGGCTAAAGCTAGCAAGGTCTCTTTTTTATTGAGAGTTCTATCTACGCCTATTACAAATTCTCTTTTTAGATTGTTATCGTCTACCCAATCACAGTAGGCATAATCGTCCTCCATAGAAGACATTTTTTCAAATTGAATTTTCAGTTTCAAATTATTGTAGAGTTTACCATTACCGACAAGATATTTTCCATAAAAAACAGCTGCCTTTTTGGCCATTGACAGAGATACATTTAAGGGTTTACCGATTGTTTTAACGTGCATACTAGCCTCCAACAATGGTTAACCCATTATTTATATCGGAAGTCTTGCCCCACGCTTTAGGACATTTAGATTTTCAGCTTCTAGCTGAATTTTAGATTTCATTACCGGATCCTTTTTAATCCAGTAAGCTGCAGTTTCAATTTCTAGATTGTTTTTATTACACCAATAAACAACAGCATCAATATATTCGATGTTTTTATCTCTACAGAGCTTTTCTACTTCTTCGACGAACCTTGAATCTTTAAGCATTTTTTCTCATCTTCCTTAATTTGTTCAATTCGCTCTTGTAGGTATTGTATAACTCTAAAGAATTCCTGCCTATCCTCGAACTTTAAAACATTGTTTAACTCGTATTCAAATGCAAGCCTTAACAGGGTGAGTTGAGAATACGAAGCTGAAGGTCTAAATTGCATACTAAACCTCAGTGGTTATGATTCTGCTTTTGCCAGATCCAAGAAGTTAGCCTTAGCAGCTGTTGATGAACCACATCAACAAAACGGGAGTTCCAAAACCAGTGATTATGACGGTCAGACATTTTTGTTCTCCGATAAAATGGCGACTCCGGTGCGATTCGAACACACGACCCACAGATTAGAAGTCTGTTGCTCTATCCAGCTGAGCTACGGAGCCATTATTAGTATTATACCCTATGATTGACGAAAAAGCAAGCTAATGTTACACAAACATCCCAAAGATACCAGAAAGAACTAAGAAAGTGATTGACGAAGCTACAGAGATCTCTACTAATCCTGTCGCCCAATAACCTAGAATTGCTCCTAGAAAAGCTCCTGCTGCTGCACAGATATAGACATTAGTGCTCAATGCAAAATTAAACTCACGCATGCCGGTGTATTTGTCTTTTTGATCGGTCATTATAAACTCCAAAATGAAAAAAGCAACTATTCTGTTTCTAGGAAGTTGCCAACCCAATGAGATTAAGCAGCTAGTGCCATCTCAAATGGTGCGAAGTTATCGTTTGCACCTATAAATGCCTACAGTCTCCTTACGACCTTACTGAATCCTGTCGAACCTGTTCGTCCCCATCAAAGATACATTCCGCTAACAGACTCTTTCTCTACGTCTTTTCGGCTGCGCAACCTAGTTAGCACCAGGTGTGTATGGTTGAATGTATCCATGGTGGAGACGGTGGGAATCGCACCCACGTCCAAGAAACCTATGTTTCGTCTCTCAACGACCTTTGGCAATTCTATTTATTCTACTTCAACCTCTTCAAACGAAATCGGAGGAGGTCTAGATCCTGCCGAGTAAATACCAGTAGCAGGAACTTGATATCTCGGTGGCTGTGTTGGCCTTTCCCATGAATAAGTCGGAATGTCATTTCTCATAATGTCAGCAGGAGGAATTGTATTAGCCACCTGCGCCAGTATGATCAGTTCCTTTATCATAGTGGTCCGATTGTCTTACTCTTGCCATCTATTGATAGTGTTACGCTTCGAACATAGAAGCACTCTTTTGTTCCAGGTATCTCAAATGCTTTCTCTGCGCCAACATGTTTGTGAAATGCAACAGAAGCACATTCACCACCGTTTAGTGCTAATAGAGAGACATCCGCTTCTTTCTTGCTCTTACACTCGATAACAAAGTTATGAGTTGGCTTCTTTTGACAAGAGATGTCCTCAGCAAGAGCGGCAGAGCAAGAAAGAAGCAACATAACAAAAACACGAATCACTTTTTGTCCTTACCTGATATAGAAATCATCAGATCGACAGGATAATCAAGCAAACGAGAAAGAGCCTTTACCGCTTCTTCCTGTTGAACGCCACCAGCAATCTTATCCTTACTCCACATAATATAGTGTATAAGATTGTTGATGTCAAGTAGTTTCTGATCATCGAACTTATTCATTCAATTCTTCCTCAAAATCTTTGATCGTAGGCGTATCAGTTACATGGCCTAGATGTGTTATCCAGTAGTGAGCAGCGAGCAATTGTTCCCGCTGCACCGCACCCAGCCAAACTAAAACTAAGAAAGGATAAACCTACTAGAACTAATGCGATCTTTTTCATATTAAGCTCCTGCGATAATATTACTCTTCTTTTCCTCTGGATTAAACTCGTGCTTTTCCATTTCATCAATTCGAACAGAAAACCATTCAGCTGAACCCTGACGCTTATACTGAAGATCCTGCATAGGAACCATTACCATCTGTTTCGTTTCTGGATGCACCATCATCTTAGGAAACATAACCATGCGAATTTCTTCGATTGGATGCTTAGTCACTAATCCGCCTGTCGGAAAACCAATTAATTCACTCATGTCTTTTGTCCTTTTGACTTCTCTAATACTTCATGAAGAAAATCAATAAATTTATCATTGAATAAAGGGTTATTAATCTTCTGTGTTACGCAATATTCCTTTGATTGGAAAGCACTACCGCTCTTGGAGGTATCATACTCAACAAAATAGATACTACGGTTCTTTGATGATAGAACTTCAATAGTTCTGGTTGGAGTCTTTTCGCCGTTGAAAACAGAAAAGAGCTTTTCTGAAGCGATAAGTGTCATAAACTCGTCGTTCTTATAACACTTTAACTCAATTGGAGCTGTATTCGTTTCCTCTGCATGAGCAACTTTATATGTAAACAAAAAGCCGAGAACAAAGAAAAAAGCAAGAATCGAGAGTTCTTTAAACCTAGACATATTTACTCCATATTAATAATAGCACGAGGATGAAGGCAGGCACGCTCTGTGCGATGCGTTTTGCCTACCATCGTATAATACTTAGATGGCACACCACCAGCTGCATGACATTTCTCTACAAACTCTTCTTCGTATTTGGAACCCTCGACAATAGCAACGATGAATAAAAATAATAAACCAGATAGAATAAACAAGAACCATTTATCATCATTACTCACTCAACAACCTCCAATTGATCCTTATTAACCCTAATCTTTACCAGTTTGCACTCTTTCAAAACGGAACCACCGTAACGTGTGTAGTTCCTGCCACCGTCAACAAAAAGACCGTTAGGGCACTCACGAAAATCATGACTGTAACGGGAATAGTATACTTCGCCTTTGTATTCAACGCCTTGAAACTCCTCAGTAGCAGATATGCCATTAGTAATAATCAGATTACCGAAATAGTCCCACCCGATTGCAAAATAGTTCGAACCTTCGGGATGTGGCTCTTCGGTGTAAAAGATCGCATAGGCTCTGTCTGTCCAACTCCCGTCTTTAGTTTTGAGAGCAGATTCGAAAACATATTTACCATTATATTTTTCCTCGATTAATGAAACGTTTTCTGGTTTTAAAAGTCGAGGCTCATTATGAATCTTCACTGCACCACCCTCAGTAGAATCGTGTTTTCGTTGATACGATACGCCAGAGGCTTTTCTGTCTTGAGGTCATCCAAGACTTTTCGTAATACAAGTTTGCCACCTTCGAGTACACGCTTGAGAAACTCAGTTGGCTCTTTCCTTCCAACACTCCGAGAGATAGAACTATTTTCGTCATAGTTCGTAATGCTAGTGCCCTTGACTTGTAAGCCACCCCGATCAATCGCCACGAGCCGTGTAAAGACTTTATACTTCGTATTGTAAGTCCAGAGTTCCATCGCTCCAATGACTTTTTCTGGAGAGACACTAACAATCTTAAGAGTTGCATCTTCCTTTTGGAACTTGAGGTTCTTGATTTTCTTTTCGACCGAAACCGTTCGCGGTTTGCGAGCCGTTCTAACTTTCTTCGTGTTTGAAGAATACCGTTCCGCATCTTCGATGAGGGTGTTGTAGAACGTGATGATCTTCTTGAGATCCGCCTTTTTGAGGTGGCGGTAGCCTTCCTTGAGTTGTTCATCTTTACCCTCATATGCCTCTAGAAGTTCATCTAGGACAGGAGAGAACTTAGAAATAATTGACGTAGCATAAGCAGCAGGAATATTATTCGCCTGCAACCAATCGTAAAGAGAAAACTCTTCATTCTTATACATATAATCGTCAATCAATCCTTCAATTTCTCCCAAAATATCATGCATACGCTCACGCATACGATCCTGGATAGAGACCTTTGGCGTTTCATTAGAATCCTGCTTGGGCTCTTCCTTCGCCTTATCCCACATATTTAGAATTTTGCTACTAAAGAACTGCATGGTCGAGCCTGCAGGCTTATGACCACGAGAGATCATACGTGCAATCCAAGCAGCCGTCAGAGGAATATCACAGTCAGAGATCCTCGAAAGCTTCTTGGCCAGTTCTGGCTTACCAGTATTCTTGAAATACTCCTTGAGATAGTCTCGAGCATCATTAGTAGTGCACATATAGTTATACCATGTGAAGCACTGACTAAGGCTAATCTCGTCTACCATGAGAGGCTCGTCGCCCAGATACTTGCGATTAACGATATACTGTTCGCTCTTAGAGACTCGAATAGTCTTCGGTTTACGCTTGATCATTGCAGGGCGACGAGCCATAGTTCTCTCCTTATTCTTTTTATATTATATCTCTCTTATAGAGATTTGTCAAGCAGCTTTATTTTTACGCATGTTGAGGATAAGACGATATTCGTCCAGAGTAGTACAACCCATGTCGCGGTTATGGGACTTACGGATAACAGCGCCGTCCTTCAACTGCCCTCCCTGAGCCCAAGGAGTATCGTGGCCCCAAACAGAGTCCTCAAGAGTTAACTGTTCTCCATCGATTGCGCACTTATACCCCTGAATAGCAAGCATTTCTTCTCGCTTAGCAGTAGATAAAGAACGCTTAGAGTCTCGGAATGTAACTCCAATATCCTTACCCATTTCTTCAAGAATAATTTTGGCACACTGACGCTGAATAACGCTGTTCGAAAAATTCTTCGTATTTACACGAACAAATTCCTTTACGAAAACGTATTCAGGTTCGTCTTCTGTTCCAACATTAATAGTCTTATCGTTATAAAGACTATTACCAGTACCAGTCAACTTAGAATAAGCCTCCATGAACTTATCCTTGAACTGATAGCGATCGCTGATAACAAACTCGCGATTCTGCTCATAAAGAGCAAACCAAACAAGTTGAAATGCTGCATAGATATCGCCATTAAGTTTCTTACCACGACGATACCTAAAATCATCAACATCAGCAAAGAAACGATCAACTGTTTTAAGAACATTCTTAGAAACAGGGTTCTTACCATCATATTCGCCATGAACAAGAGATTCAATCTCTCGCTGACCAGCATCAACGTTTCCACCGCCAATAGTCTTAAGAATTGCGATGAATACGTATTCATCCCATTTACGACGGGGGTTGATGTCAGAATCAAAACATTCCGGAACCCATTCGCCCTTAGAATTACGCTTTGCTTCGAACAAAGGATGAACAGAGTTCTGATATTCCTTATAATACTTTGTACGGCTACGAACTTCGCGACAAATAGAAGACTCGTCATCGCACATAATCATCTCAATAAAGTTAACAGAAGTAGTCTTATTACGTGTACGGAAAATCTTAGTAGCCTCCGCAGAAGTGCAGATGACAATTTCAAACGGAATTTCCGTGTTCAGGAAAGATGTATCTTCAGTTTCGTTGAAATACTTACCAGCCAACTTAAACTTATTGGTATAAAAATCTGTAAACGCTCGAATACGGTGTCCACCATCAATAACAAGATAATGAACGCCAGGATAGACTTCCTGCATCTTAAGATCGTTAGAAATATCTCGAACTGTAATCATTCCCACGCCAAAATGATTACGCATGGCCTCAATAATTTCTTGAGACTTCTTAGGGCCAGAGGAGGTAGCAGGACGCTGAGAGATAGGGTCGGGATTAAGCTTTCCCTTGATTGCAAGGTCGATAAGCTCGTGAACAGTCTTAACAGTAAACGTAGTCTTCATTTCACTTCTCCATAGGTCTGGACATATAGTCCTTACACAGTCAATCCTGGCACACTATGTGCTTCGGTATCAACTAAAGACATCCTACTATATTCCAAGTAGGATGTCAATTCTTTTATTACGCAGCCTCAGCCATTTCGACAGCCAGTTCAAGAGCCTTGGTCTTAAGACCCTTGTTATAACCATACCAGGCAGACTGCATACGAGTGTCTGCCGTACGACCCAGAACATGGTCAGTCATAAAGGTAACAGCATTAAACGGCTGCCACCAACTTCCCTGAGCATACTCCGAACCAGGCTGAGTGTCAATGATACCGAGAGCAATGTTCGCATTCTTAGAACGCTTACCCTCGGTAGCGTTAGCGAGAGGAAAGATACGCTCGAAGTACTCGACGATTGATTCGGTCTTAGCCTTCTTAGAGCCAAGGAACTGAGCCATCTCCTTATACTTCTGCAGCTTATCAGTAGCGATACCAAGCATATCCTTTACATCAGAAGCAACAAACTGCTTACGATGAGAAATCTTGGCCATACGCTCGACCTTAGAGCTCAGCGAGAGGGTGTGCGTTTTGTTACAAACGACTCGGATCGGTGTGAACCGAACGTCAGTGCTAAAGCCATACTTGTGAAAATTAGAAAATAGAAGGTAAGAGTCAATCTGATCTCCCTTGAAAAGCTCGAAAGAGTCCTTAATCTTTGCGAGGCCCCAAACAATCTGTCCACCCTTGAGCGAACCAGCAGTATGCATCTCCATATCGCCAGCCATGACAAACTCGTTAAAGAAGTCAAACGCTTCAGCATTCTGGACAGGGTTCCAGTCATCAGAAACAACATCAAGCAGCTTCTTATCCTTAGTGCGAATAAGAGCAGACTGACCAGTTTCGATGACACTATCTGGATCGTTTTCATCCAGAATAGCAAAAGTAGGAAACTTCTGAACTTCCCAATTGAGTCCAGCAGCTTCAAGCATCTGTTCCGGAGTCAGATCGGCAGGAACTTCCTTACCAAGACCATGCCACGGAACAGCGCCAGTATAAGCCATCTGAGCCATACCATTAATAATTTCAATCTCATGAGACATTTTGGTTCTCCTTCACAACCTTCATTATATACATAGTATAGCTCGATATTTTTAAAAAGTCAAGCCCTTATTCCGCAGGATCGACTCCAAAATCCGCATTCTGACCAGGAGAAGGAAGCTGTGGTGCTGCCTGCTGGCGTAGCTTTTCGACTAGAGCAGCTACCTGATCATATGGCATCTTACCTAGAGAAAAGAGAACAGCGTTAGCTTCTTCGAATGTTAGTTCGAACTTAATAGTAATCTTATCCATTTTATACTCCATTAGTTGTTAAATATCTTAGACTCTCTCAAGCAATTTTCTTAGAGTCTATAGATTCCTTGTACTCAAAATGAAAACCAGCAAGCCATTCTTTCTGGCGATACAGTTCAGACTGCACCCGTTTTTCATCGGTTTGTTTTACGCTCAAGTAGTTATATGGACAATCCTCGACAGAACCGCCCATAGAAAAATGACTACGACCTTCCATAAAAAACTGATTATCGTACTGCCATTCTTGCATTTCATTTATCCTTCAATTGATAAGCATAGATGTATTATATATATCATTCCAAAGACAAGAAATATTTTATGCAGATTTTTTATCTCGAACTTCAACGAAGTGTTTTTTTAGTTCAGGAGAAGCTTTATCCAACAATTCGCCACTGACACCAATACGAATAAGAACCAGCAACTCGATTATCTCGTTTTCAGTAATATTATCTTTAGGTTTGAATTCAAAAACTTTAGATTGACTATATTTCTTATCTTTTGCCATCCGTATTCCTTTTTACCAGAGACGGTCCACCGACCAAAATACTTAGGTTTCCACAATCACAGTCAATCAACCTGAGACATACCCTTTGCAATCTTATTCTTATAATCTAATCGGTCACGAATAGCCTGCAAACGCTTTTCTGCCTCTGTTCCTACGGAAAAATGCTTTGCTAGAACTTCGTAGGCATCAAGAACTCTTGTAGAGTTAAAGATATCTTCACGCTTAAAGGCCCAAGACGTAGGATCTTGCACGAATTTTTGAACATCTTCTTCATAACAATGATATGTTGTTTCATAACCATCATAAAGGATCTGAAGGAAGATTTCATCAACAGTCTCGTAGTCTAGATCAACAGCAATTTTCATAATAGATAACCCCTATTTTCAAACATCATATTACGACGAGCAAGTTCTTCACGTGCTGCACGAAACTTAGCATTAGTAGCAACACGATCTGCAGTTTCGCTACTCCAATTACCCTCAGCAGCATTGTAATATGAAACGGAAGAGGCCAGGCGATGAACTTCGTCAAGAAGCATTTCATCTGTCATTGACCCATAGTCAACAGCGCCATTAATCTCCATCAACAATCTCCATAATTCGCATGTTACTGCCTCCAGCCACAACAAACTTTGTTGCCCAATATAAAGAATCAAACGTTGCGATAACAGGAGAGGGTCCGGGTCCCTCATCGTGAATATAGATTATGGCATAACGAGCCTTACCAGATTCCCATTCATATTCTTTTGCATTATTTTCAAGCTTACGTAGTTTCATCTTCCATTTCCTCTACAATGAAATATGTATGATCATGCATATCATTAAGCATAGTTGCAATGACACGAGCTAACGTTAACGAAACGTTCTCAATATGAACCTCGTCATCACATCCAACAACCCTGTAATTAAGTTCACGTATCATGACTTATCTCCATACTCAGCATCCCAGTAGCCATCGTCAAATCTGTCAGCAAGGATTTTTGATACACCATAATAGGGATTATCAGAACAAAGCATTCCATCCCTGTACCACTGAACACCTTCATTATATACTAGAACAAATTCATAATATGACATTTTACACCCACAGTTTATCTTCGGAATCAGGATAGCATCCATTGTTATCCAGATACAGTGCATAGATACGAAGAATCATAAGAGACTCTGCATCACCACCATAGATGAATGCATGACGCATGGCAGCATTATGAATTTCTGGAAGACCCTGTGTCTTACGCATACCATTATATACGGGCACACTCAAAACGTTTTGGATTGCAGAGATTAGTCTTTTCATGTCAAATCCCTATAAGATGTCTTACCAATACCCCAAATCGCGCATAGCAAACCACTAGAGAAAAGTCCAGGGATCATACCGAACTGCATGAAAATGGAGATAGCGATTAGCACTAGACCAGTAGTTGTTACGATTGCAGTGATTGACATTTTACACCCACCATTGAGTTCCTGGAACCAACCATTCTGATCGATCAGATACAAGACTATACTCGATCTCACCATATACCGTATCGATAAAGCCATAAGGAATGACATCATCGGCGATACCATAGACGATAAACATTGCAGGCTCCTAAAAATTTTTGCGGAATTTTTTTGATTCGGGTCCCTTAGTGTTTCTTGATGCGACTTTGGAGCTTTGTTGCGACTTTGGAGCTTGTGGTGTGTTGTCGGAGATGACACTAGGCTTCGGGTCCCCCAGCCAAGTTTTCGTGATTTCCTAAAGGACCGACTTTATACAGAATGGTCTCGCCCAAGCCACATCACCAACAAACACAAAAGACAAGGCACCAACAGTAAAGCCCAACCTATTGCCTCTCTCATCGCTTCTTTCTCCTCGGGGAGTATGCTGTATCATAATACTCATTATATGATCCATTATACCAGAAATGCGGCATAAAGTCAAGAAGATTATGCTCTGTGAATGTGCCTCGCTTTTGAGCAGCCATCATTCTCTGATACAGTTCAATCGTTCGAATTGGATAAGGCATTACCACTCCCGATACTGTCGAAAAAATTGTCTGGCACTATACTCATCTCGAGCCCACATGTCAAGCTCTTTTACCTCTTGCTCATACTCCTCTTGGGTAATCATACCCTTGGTCAGTTGTCGGTCTAGGTTGGTCATTTGACGCTCGACTATACGTTCAATTTGGTCTTCGGTCATTGGTTATTTCCTTTTCGATTCTTCGATTGTCCGGGAAGCCCATTCAGGACCAAAAAGCAGAACACCAATTGCCAGCAGTATAAAGGCGATAAAGAGACGAATTCTAGTCATAATCAAACCTCCATAGCAGCATAGACGAAGATAGCGAACACAATTATCTCAGCCATAGTCATATCAAGCTCCCATAGTATAAGAACGGACCGAATAAGTCCACTGATATCCGCCATCCTTCTTATTACGTTCTCTCAACTTCTTTGCATAAGAAGCAGCGGCCTCGCGAGTGCTGAACATTTTACGAACCTTGAGCGCATCCGTGGACTCACCATGGGGATCAGAGAGCGGGGTGACGACAGCGTAGACTTTCATGATCAATCCTCCATGCAGTCTTCGAATTCCTGAAGCTCAGCCTCGAGCTCTGCTGCACCAGCCGCATCACCATTCAGATAGCACTCCTGAATAGCGACTTGAAGCTCCAGACGGTGGGCGTCATTAGCGGACATAGTAGACATCAGAACCTCCGTTTCAACCTATAATTCCATTGTACCTGAATCTCTGGAAAAGTCAAGCGGAAAAGTGATCTTTTTGAAAAATATTTTATGGCTCAGATCGAGCTAGTCCTCCTTGGGAAGGATTTCCTCGATGAAATCCTCCAGCCGCTCTACCTCTGCCTGAAGCTTGTCAATAATATCCAATAGCTTCTCGGCCTCATCCCATGACATTGGGCACCCATATCGGGCATCAATTGATACTCGAGCAATACGGTTCTTAATCATATCTACGAGATCAGTCATCATTCTTCTCCAATACGAACGTATATGAGTTATCACTCCAACGCTTCTGCTTTACAATACGATAGCCCATTGCACTCCATATGCGAGACTGACGACAAACATATGAGAATGATCCTGAGATAATCTTCTTTGGCTTATCCATATCACACCTCCGGAAGATAGACAATAATGGTGAGGAATAGGATCATACCCAGGGTCATAACACCCAAACCAATAACGGCGAGCAGTTCTTCATTACGCATGTTAGACTTCCTCTCCTACGAGTTCAAAACCATAATAATCAGCCTTATCCACCTCAACCTTACGAATGCTCGTTGATTCAGATGATCCTGTTATACTCATCTTGGAGATCAATTCCAACTCGAATGAACGAGCCTTATCGTAGGACGAGAATACTGCCTGGGCATATTCTCCCTCATACGCTATATGATAGAATACGATATAGACGAACATATTACTTCTCAAGAAATTCTGCTAGATGGGTCATAGTTCCCTCTTACCTTTCAACTTTTCTTTCTCGTCTTTATACTGATTGGGCGTTAGATGTTCGTGGTCTTCACAAGGGAAGTAGTTGAACCAAGAGTCAAATATAACAGACCGCTTGCCACAAATGTCACAGCGAACATCATTCTTCTCCTTTACAAGGCGAGGAATTTCACCACTAATATCGACTATATGACACCAATCGGTTTTACGTTTGATATTCGAATAAGCGGCCTCTGCTTCTTCTAACGTATTATACGTTCCCCAATAGTCATTCCATCCACCCTCAGGATAATAGTCCCAGCCTACAAATAAAAGAAACATATCACTTCTCCAGATTGATAGTGCCAGGAACAATCCACCAGGATGCATCGCAGCTATATGGCTTCACATCGTTGAAATTGTAACCAGTAACAGAAAAAACGTTAAAACAGGGAGCGTAATATACAACGATCATAATCAATCCTCCAGAGTTCCAGGAACAATCCACCAGGATGCATCGCAGCTATATGGCTTCACATCGCTGATAATGTAATCAGTAACAAAAAGATTGAGCCAGCGAGTGTAATAGACAACCATAA